TTAAATATTTACAACCAACCTATAACACAGGCTGTATCAACAGTTGAATCACCAAATGCGGCATATCAACGCATGGCACAGTTTTGGGATTTAATAACTGATCTTAGAGAGGGAACTTATAAAGTAAGGAGTGAGCATAGAAAATATCTTCCACAACTTGAAAGGGAAACTGACGATAGCTATGATCGCAGACTCAGCAGAAGCAATGTAGTTCCTTTTACACAACGAATCGAGAAAATGCTGTCAGGTATGCTCACAAGAAAGCCAGTTCGTTTAGACGGTGTTTCAGACCTTGTTCGTGAGCAGCTTTTTGACGTAGACCTAGAAGGGAATGATCTAAATGTCTGGCTATATGAAACATCAAGAACAGCGATTTCATTCGGGCATTGTGGTGTGCTTGTAGATGCACCAAAAGAGGGAGATAAGACCAGACCTTATTGGGTGACATATTCACCACGCAATATTCTTGGATGGAGAAGTGAGATCATAGATGGCACAAGACAGCTTACACAGTTAAGGTTATTAGAAAATGTTGTAGAACCTGATGGAAAGTATGGCGAGAAACAAGTAAAACAGATTAGAGTTTTAGAACGTGGCAGATATGAGATTCATAGAAAAGATAAAAAGAACAGCGAATATAAATTATTTGATGAGGGTGAAATGAGCCTAAAGGACAAAATTCCTTTTGCCATTGCTTACTCCAACAGGGTAGGTTTTTATGAGTCACGCAGCCCCTTATATGACATAGCAGAGTTAAATCTCAAACATTATCAAATTCAATCAGACTTAGATAATATTTTGCATATTAGTTCTGTACCTTTACTTGCTGTCTTTGGTTATCCAAACGCAGATGAGATAACAACAGGCCCAAGTGAAGCTTTAGCTTTACCTCCTGAGTCACGCATGGAATATATCAGTCCATCTAGTGACAGTTACGCAAGCCAATTTCAAAGACTTGGTGATCTAAAAGAACAGATTAATACTTTGTCATTAGCTGCGGTACTTGGACAGAAGTTAGTAGGAGAATCAGCAGAGGCTAAGAGAATAGATAGATCACAAAATGACAGCACTATGATGGTTATTGCTCAACAGATGCAAGATCTGATTGATAACTGCCTCAAGTTTCATAGCGAATATCTGAATGAACCTAACGCTGGTAGCAGCTTTGTAAATAGAGACTTTGTTTCTACAAGGCTTGAGCCACAGGAGATAACAAGCCTATTAACATTATTTACTGCTGGCACTATCTCACAAGAGACACTTCTTAACCAATTATCTAGCGGTGAGGTTCTCGGAGACGATTTTGATATTGAAGGAGAAATGGAAAGTACGCAAAGCGGAGGGTTGGTAGAACTGGAAACACCAGAAGAACCAGCTACAGATGATGATGATGACGAAGATACAGAAGAGGCGGCTTGATGAATGAGTACACCAGAAGCATTTTTTCGAGAGACTATTGATTTAAACAGATATAGTAATGCTGTAGCTAAGAAATATGCCGTAACTTACAATGAAATAATATTAAACGCTGTTAATGAATTAAAAAAGATAGATTTAAGACAGCAAGCCGCAGGGAAGGCAGTTGTCATAGCACCACAGACTAGAAAAAGATTAAGAGCAATCATAAAACAATCAAAAGATAGTTTGAATAAATGGTCTAGTGCGACTGCAAGAGATTTTAAAAAAGAATTACAAGGGATTACTGTTTTACAGACAGAGTTTGTAGAGAATGAACTAAAAAAAGTCGTAAAATCTGGAAATATTCCTATTAATTCTGTTGCTGTAAGTCCAAAATATGCAGAGTCAGTAATAATGACTGATCCAACACAAGTAAATATATTTACAAATACAAAATTTAGAGAGGATGACTTTATTAAATTTGGTTCTGGTAAATTTGATTTAACATCTACACAAGGGGCTGCTATAACTTTGCCTAATGGTGAAACTGTTAATAAAGCATTTCGAGGTATAGCTACTAAATCACAAGAAAAACTTGCTTTGGCTATAAGATCAGGAGTTTTTTCTGGTGAAACCACACAGCAGATTGCTAGAAGAATAATAGGAAAATTAGAATTTGGAGACTTTGGCCCTTTATCAGTAAAACAACTTGCACAATCTGGCGGTGAACTTACAAAATTAGCTAATAACCAAATACAAACAATAGTAAGAACATCTGTAAATCAAGTACAAAATCAGGCATCACAGGCGGTGTATGCGGCAAATAGTAAAGTTGCACCTAAATATGAATATGTCGCAACGCTAGACAGTAGAACCAGCCCTATTTGCAGAAGGCTTGATGGACAGAAGTTTGCATATAACAAAGGCCCAACACCACCACAGCATTTTAATTGTCGATCTACTACTGTTCCTGTTGTTGACTTTGATGGATTGCAAAAGAAATATCCAAGCTTGGAAAAGCCACCAGTAGGTAAAGTTGTTTCTAGACCATCAGAAACAGGCAGAGTACCGCAGGGGACAGCTTATGGCGATTGGTTATTAAAACAAGATAAAAAGTTGCAAGTTAAAACTTTAGGAAGTGAACAAAAAGTAAGATTTTTTAAAAGAATTGCCAAAAAAGAAGGATCTGGTCAAGCAGCAATCAGAAAATTAATTAGAGATGATGGTAGCGAAAGAACCTTAGATGATTTAAAAAGATTATATACTTAAAAAATTATGCCACTCAAAAAAGGTAAGTCTCAAAAAGTAATTTCTTCAAATATTCGATTGTTAATGAGGGAAGGTAAAACATTAAAACAAGCACAGGCTATCGCATTATCAAGTGCTAAAAAACGTAAAAGGAAGTAATATAAAGTCAGCTACTTTTATTGTTATGCCTAAAGGTGTTGGGTATGGTTCTACCATGAAACCAAAGTCAAAGAAGAAAAAGAAAGGAGGCCAAAAATAATGGGATATACTTTTAAAGTTCAAACTTATGATGAACCAAAAGGTGAAACTCAAAAGTGTGAAACAAAACCAACAGCCGTTAAAAAGGTTAAAAAGGTAAAAAGTGACGAGAAAGTTTAGGCGAGTCGCAAAAGATAAAAAGACAGGTGTTGCGAAAAAATATCTGTCTGGTGCAAAAAATAAAGCGGCAAAAGCTGCTGAAATAAAACGCACTGCGGCTGCTTACAAAAGGGGTGAATTTATTGATATAAAAGCTGTTCAAAAATCACGAGTCAATCAAGATGGCACCAAAAAGAAAAAAAAACGTAAGAAAAGCACCACCCGCTAAACCCTTAAGTGCCACAGTTGTAGAAACACTTAAGAAAAAAGCAAAAAATTCAAGATTTACTCTTACTCAGTTGAAGGCTGTTTATAGAAGGGGACAAGGTGCTTACCTTGGAGGTGGATCAAGAAATGTTCCAATGGCTGCATGGGCAATGGGCCGAGTGAACAGTTTTATCACGGGAAGGGGTGGTGCAAGGAAGGCTGATGCTGATATTATGAGGAAAAAATAATGGCACCACTTACAAAAAGACAAAAAGACACTTTAAAAAAACATTCTGTGCATCATACAAAAAAGCACATGGATTTTATGAAAAGACTTATGAGAAATGGTATATCTTTCACCGAGGCACATAAAAGAGCTCAAGCTAAAGTAGGCAAATGACAATTAAAAAAGGGGGACATGTTTTTGAAGGTTTAAATAAACCGATCAAAACTCCAAGGCACAAATCAGGAAAAGCTGGTGCTGTTGTAGTAAAAATAAAAGGCAAAGAAAAACTTATAAGATTTGGTATGCAAGGTGCAGATAATAAACCGCCAAGAAAAGGAGAATCACAAGCTGATAAGGATAAAAGAGCATCTTTTAAGGCCAGATTTGCAAGACTTATTAAGAAAGGCCCTAGTAGCGCGGCCTACTGGGCTGACAAAACACGTTGGTAAGATAATATATATATTAACTATTGTTAAAATTTATTTATGGCAGAAGAACCAATCAAGCCAAATCCACCTGTTGATACAACAGAAGTTGAAGCTTTGAGAGAAAGCGTTAGAAAGCTTGAGGCAAATAATAAAAAATTGATGGACGATTATATGGAGGCAAAAAGATCAGCAAAGGCTGTACCTCCAGATGTTGATGTAAATGCTTTGATTGCTTTTAAACAGCAGAAAGAAAAAGAAGAGCTTGAAGCAAAAGGCAGATATGATGAAGCGATTGCAAAACAGGCTCAACAATATCGTGACGCAGAAGAGGCTAAAAACAAAAGGATACAAGAACTTGAATCAAGACAAAGGCAACTTGAAGTTGAAGCACCAGCAGTAACAGCCCTTGCTGATGTGGTGCATGATCCCCAATATGTGCTATCTCGCATTAGCAAGGATCAATTATCTAGAGAAGCAGATGGAACAGTAGTTGTTGTTGATGGATATAACAGAACCCCAGTCAAAGAATGGGCTATGTCTCAAATGCCTCAATGGGTACAGAAAAACCCAAGACCTCAAGGCGGTGGAGCTACTACAACAAAAGTACAAACAGAATTTGTCTCTGCTGGTGAAAAGAACCCATTTGCAAAGGAATCATTTAATCTGACTGAACAGGCAAGATTATATAAAACAGATGTAAATAAATATAATATGCTCAAAAATGCAGTTACAGGTTAGTATATAACTAACTAGAGTTGGCACTAGCTAGGGAGAGGCTGCCCGAACTGTAAACATATTAATTAAATTCTAATGGCGACATTAAGAAGTGATTTAATTATTCCTGAGGTGTTTACACCCTATCTAATCGAAGCGACAACTCAAACCGATAGCTTCCTACAGAGTGGGGTAGTGCAACCTTTGGCAGAATTAAATCTATCCGCA